AGAAACGATGAATGAGATGACCAAATATGACAAGTGGTATGAGCGTGAAAGGCGTACTGTACAGTCACGGGGCGTAGTGTTCAGTCCCGGGGAGATGGTAGGTGAGGGAATCTTGGAGGTTCTCAACTACCGGGCGGTTATTGATGATGGTATGAACGACCAGGAGCGCATGCACTCACTTATCCGTCAGGGTTTGGGTGCACAGACGTTGGTTCCGACGAGTTCAAGGGGGATTATATATGTTACAGAGCGCACGAAGGCTGTGTTGGTTGAGACGGCTGTAAAGAGTGTTTTGGGTAATCATATAAGGATTTATTCGGGTATTGTATTTAAGAATGAGTATTTCATGAACCGTTATGTTATGCGGCGAAGGGATTTGTACCCGGAGTTGAATGTATTGTCAAGATTGTCTAATTGATATTTGGTTAGGTATGGGGAAGCCTCGTGATGCTTACACTCTTTTTAGTCCACCAGTGGGGTAGTTTGCTGAACACCGGGGCTTCCTTTTTTTAAATGGGAATATGATTTCATACAGGATATACACAGAGACCACTACGGCGGGAGTCGTAAGGGAGGTCTATGGTATTGAGGGTGGAGGCACTGGTGATACCTATGTGGTTGAATATTCCGTTATCCCGGCTTTTAGGAAGATTGAAACAGTACCAGATACTATAACTTTTTTTACTTAAAAACTTACTGATTATGAAAACTTACATTGGAACGAAGAAAATTGACGCTCAGCCTATGGATTTAGGTGAGTATAATAAGTATCGCGGGTGGACCATGCCTGAAGACGAGGATCCTGAGAAGAAAGGGTACCTTGTTGTCTATCCGGATGGGTATGAGTCTTGGAGTCCGAATGAGGTATTTGAAGAGGCTTACCGTGAGGTTGCCGGTGGGTGCATGAACTTCGGCCTGGCCCTGGAAGCTATTCAGAAGGGCCACAGGGTTGCCCGCAGTGGATGGAATGGCAAGGATATGTTTATATTTCTACTTCCTACTGGAACTATTCCCATGGAAGCGATTCATGACCCGGCTTTGCTGGAATTAATCTCTGAGAATATTAATGAGGATAATACTTTTGAAGCGCTTGCCACTATTCGTATGTGGACTGTTAATGCTCATGGAAGAAAAGCTATCCTTACCGGCTGGCTGGCCTCGCAGACAGATATGCTTTCTGACGACTGGTTTATTGTCAAGTGATGGAAACAAAAGATAAGCCGACAAAAATAGAATTCTTCTATCTAGGGGAGTCCATCGGGACAACATTCGTTAAGATGCGGTCAGCCCAGGCAGATAGGGTGGCTGCAGCTCTGTCTATTGGTATTAACACCTTCGATAGATTTATCCTTGACGATGGTAGGGTTGATGCCAGCCTTGTTGAGAACCGGTCTTTTATCGATGCAGAGGGCAGGACCTGGTTATTCACAAATAATGAGATTCATGAAGATAAAGGGTAGATGGCTAATGACCAGGGCACAGCTTACGTGGCTGATAGCCGGCTTTATTCTCCTTGCAGGGATCATAGTGATAGTCTCCCTTGGGGTTTTTAAGAATCCGTACACCGTTGATGCCTACTTCAAAAACAACATGGTGGATATCTTCTTCTGGCTGGTGACGATCTTTATCACTATCAAGTATGCAATTATCAGATGGAAGAAAGATGACCCGATGATATACATGATCCTGGTCTCTTTCTATGGTATATTTTTGATTTACAGGCTTGGGACGTTTCAGCTTGTAATAGCCAGGTTGATTGATCTGTGTATTATGAATGGGGTCGATGTAAGCGATTTTTTGTAAATTGCATACCGACAAACGTTTGATCAATTAAAAATTACAACATGGCTAAAAAGAAAGTCACCATTGAATCGCTTCAGAAGGAGAATGAAAAGCTGAAGACCGATCTTGAGAATCAAAAGAAGTATGCGAAGCAGCTTCGTGAGCAGATCGAAAAACTAAAGGTTGCCCCTGTAGGACGCTCAGGTGTTCACGGAAGGGCGCTCTAACGGTTTTAAACCACTAATTCCCGGGTGCATTGCCCGGGATTTTTTTATCTTTGAGAGTATATTTTTTTAACAAACAACTGCTGATTATGAAAAGTATTGGATCATTCAAGCTCCACAAACGGGGCGAAGAGGGGATATCTGTCACCTCTGAACAGTTAAGCAAAAGATTTCCGAATGTAGAGTCAGAGCTTCCGGGTGGAGGTAAAGACATCTATCATGATGCGCTGGACACTTATCGCAAGAATCAGGTGCCGGTGCATATCCTCGGTGCGATAGACAGGCTGAAGTATTTCTTTTTGAATATCACCGGTCACTGGTCCTCGATGTATGATAACTTCATCGACCTGGAAAATTTCACCCTGCTTAAGGTAGATGAGGACGCTACACAGACCAGAAGAGACCTGGAGGCGCTGTGGGACAGAACCTATGTCACACAGGTTAAATTCGATCACAACAGCTTCACGATCATGGGCTGGATGGAAGTGATCGATAATAAAGTATTGAACCTTAACCCGCCGAAAGTCACTCCGGACGACGAGATAGACTTCTACGCTGATGTGCGTGGGATAATTCAGTCTATCATCCGGCTGCTGCAAGATTATTTCCAGACCGCAGAGATCACAAGTATTGATGACTACCGGACTTATCTGCTGGAACGTGCCGATGAGAGCGGCAGGGGTGAGCTTGCCAAGTTCGATGATGAGCAGATCCTGAACAGGGTTATGGATAAGTTCTCCAAATCCGGTGGTATCATAATGATGGAAGCAGGGATGGAGCAGGAAGCTCTTCCACCAACGGAAGAAAAAGATCCGACTACGGTAAAAATGCCTACAGAGAATTTCGAACCCGACCCGGAGCCGGAATCTGAGCAGGAACCAGACGTAGGCGATAACGCTGGGTCTGGAGATCAAAAAGGCATGGAAGAGGGCGAAGATTGGGCCCCTGCACCGGATAAGGCCCCGGATCCGTATGGAGCGCCTGCATCTGAGAGTGGTTCAGCTGAGCCGGTAGACCCCGATCTGGAGTATTCCGACAGCCCCAATGAGAACGAATCGGCCGAATCGCTGGACGATATACCTGATGAAGATTTCTCATAATGCTCGGACTGCAGGAGCATATAACCTTCAAAGAGGCTAGTCACCAGTATTTCGATCCACAAGGCACTGAGTTTACAAGTGTATCAAGAGTCATTCAGACCGTAACTCCGAAGTTCGACCGGCAGAATATATCTATGGCTATGGCTCGTAAGAAGGCCCAGGAAGATGATATCTCGGTTGACAGGGCACAGAAGCTGATCCTTCAGGATTGGGATCATAAGAGGGATTCGGCTATTGACCGTGGGAACTGGATACATGATAACCTTGAGGCGTATCTAACAATTGGTAGTTGTGATGAGAAGCTAGTCCCCGTTGCAATGCGGGTGGCTAGTTTTCTTTCCGGATATTATAAATACTTTTGCGAAGCGTTGATCTATGATTCGGATTTTAATGTAGCCGGGCAGGCTGATCTGGTTCCGCAGAGACAACAAGACCCAAAAGGAGTTGTTGACTTTTTTGATTATAAGACCAATGAAAGCAGAGGGATATACTTCGATTCGATCAAGCGAAAAGACGGAGCTATTGTCAAACACTACAATCAGTTCCTCAAAGAGCCACTTTCACACCTTGAGCATTGCAACTACAACACCTATTCTCTTCAGCTCAGCATCTATGCTTATATGGCAGCTCAGACCTTTGGGATCACAGTTGGAAAACTTGGAATCATATTTATCGACAAGGAATTCAAGATCCGGATGTACGCTGTTCCATACATGAAGATGGAAGTGATTGCACTACTGAAACACTTTAAAGACCGGAATAAGTCCGGGTGGGAGGAATGATATGAAACGAACTGATAAAGTTTGTGTCTGGTTCGACCTGGAAGATGGACAGAAGATGGGAGTCCCGGGCATTGTTACAGATGTTTATGAAGGAAGTGTAACGGTTCAGTATATGATTCTTGGAGAAATAGTAACAAAAGTCTTCTCTGAGGGCCAGGCCAGGACACACCTTGCAAAGATAGATTGATATGCCAGTATTCCAGATAGACAGAAATTACAAGGTGATAGCAAACCCGGAGGCGGTCAAGCTGGTTCCGGAGTTGCGATCCCTTACCCCTGATCAACTCTGGTATGTGATCCTGGTTGTTGACTATGTGGACGGGCCGTTCAGACGGAAACCGATTGAAGAGCGCAAGATCCTGGCTTCACGCAAGATCTTTGGTAAGGACGAGGCAATGAAGGAATCCGAAAAGGTTCTAAATGCCATGGAAGCCTACAAAGGTCTTGTTTTTGATATACGCCGGGAAACCCTGGACGCTTTGAAGTCTAAGGTGATGAAGCTTCATAAGGATCTGCTTCAGCCGGAAGTATCGGCAAGCAACATCCAGAATATTGACAAGTCAATCAGTTTTCTGGAAAAGAGGATCACTTCTATTGAGCGGGATCTTGACCTTGAGGAAGAGGAATCCATTGAGATCAAAGCCGGCAGGAAGCTATCAATGCTCGAAAAATGGCAGAGGAATCAAAAGAAGTTCCAGGAATATAAAGAGGAAGTCTAATGCAGACGGACTACAAGCCTATATTCAAAGAAAGAGGATTCGATCCTTCACCTGTTGCCGGGAATGTTCCCTACTGGGCAGATGGGATATCAAATCCGCGGTGTATAGGCACAACCGCCTTTGAAGATTTCTGGACAGAACAGATAGACCGTTGCATCAATGGTTACGAAACGGCTGGGATATACATACCCGGCCGTTACTATTACTATCTAAACTTCATGCCCTTGAAAGGGCTTAAGGGCGGCATGTACCCGCTTTATGTTGATGTTGATCTTGAATACTTTAAACTCGTAGAATATGTTAAGGAGCATCATAAGATGGGTATTATTTCTCCGAAGGCTCGACGGAAGGGTCTCTCTGAAAAAGGGAAGACGATACTTTCTCACGGTATCCGTTTCATCGAAGGGTATAGAGGTGCTATCACTGCGGGCCTTGAAACCTACGTCACCGGACTCAGGAAAAAGTTCGAATACGGGGAAAACGCTATCAGAAAAGAATTCCGTCTCAATGTCCTCAAAGACAACGAAAAAGTTTACCAGCTTGGATATGACGTAAAAGATCCTATCGGTGGATATATTGAGGATGGTTATGGTGGTATGCTCTCCTTTGAGACGATGTACGATGATCCATCAAAGTTGGAAGGTGAGTACTTCCATGATGTGATATGTGAAGAATCAGGCCAGTATAAATTACTCGGGCAGGTAATCGAATCTATCAAGCCGGCTCTGATGTTTGGATCACAGATGTTCGGATCGTTCCTGATCTATGGAACCGGTGGGAATATACTATCCACATCAAAGGATTTCAAGGAACTGTGGGATCAGGCCGATATCTATAATCTTGAAAGATTCTCCGTTGACGGTACGCGCCTGTACTATCCGTTCTTTGGAAACCCCCTGGCCGATACTTTTGAAGATGAGGATACGGGCGAGATGGTTGATGCCATTCCTAATTTCCGGAAATATCAGAAACACCAGATTATCGGATGCGAGGATACCGAAGCTGCCCGGGAACATATTCTTAAAAAACGAGTTGAATACGCAAAGCTGCCGAATAAGTCCAAGCTGAAGAAGCACAATCAGTCGTTCCCTTTGTCGGTAGAGGAAATGTTTACCTCTGGTGGATCCAATAACTTTAATGACGAAAAGATCTACGGCAAGCTCTTTGAGATCGAGGGGAAGCTGAATAATTACAAAAAGATCGTTCTTGAATGGTCGTACAATCCTGAGAACCCGGAAGAGGGAAACAGGCTTATCGCCCGGCCGGCAAAGAAGAATGATCCGGAATGGAAGATCATTCAGGTTCTCCAGGAGCCCAGGAATGATTTAGTCGATCTTGATGTTGCCGGCATTGACTCTTATAACCAGGACCAGACAAAAGTAAGTTCCTCACTTGGAGCCATGGTCGTCATGAGGCAGGGTAACAGGGTAAACATGGAAGATCGTGGTATTCGTAAAGCAGAGTATCCGGTCTGTCTTTACTACGCCCGGCCACCACGGAAGGAACAATTCTATGATATGTGCCTTAAGATCGCCACCTGGTACAATCTGAAGCGGAATGTGATGTGTTCAGCTGAGCAGGATTTCGTGATTGACTACTTTGTTAAGAATGGCGGCACGAAGTATCTCTCACCACGCCCAAAGACTTTCGATTCAAAAAGAGGCCAGCAGGTTCATAAGTATGGAGCCAAGATGACCGGCCAGTCAAAAGAGATTATCCTTGGTATCGTCCAGAGCTGGGTGGAAGATTATGTTAAGGATTGTGAATTCCCGCTTATCCTTAGAGACCTGCTTGCTTATGATGAAGAATATGTGGGAACGGACTGGGATTCTGTCGATGCGGTTGCTTATGCCAAGATGCGTATCGAAGACATGAAAACCAGGCCCAGGAAAAATGTTGAGGAAGAAGATAATATTGAACCGGTCAGGTGGGTTCCTGATGAACGGGGGAATATGATTCTGATCCGCACAGAACCTACTGAGGCAAACAAAGATGTAAACACATCGAAGGAATCAAGAGGCAACTGGCGACCCGGTTTCTCATACCCTGATTCAAAAGAATAAAAACTTTTTTGGACTTATTAACAAAATTTCAGTATTTTTGATACAGGTAAATAGACTATTATGCCATTCCCACAAGTTAGTGATGTCGATTTTTCTGTTGATGACAATGCTACTCGTGAAGCTTTAGACTATGCTGAAATGCAGTATAAGTCAAGGCAGACACGAAGAGAGCGAATGAAAAGACTGTATAATGCTTACAACGGTATTATTGATCCGGCAGAGATTGATTCAGTTATTAAGGCCACAGGGAAGAAATCCAAAACCAAATATGTCAAGTATCGCTTGGGCCGTAGTAAGCTAAAGCAGCTTCATGGTGAGTTCCTGGAGATAAATATGACACCACAGGTCCGTTCTGTTAATCCGGAAGCCAAAAACGAGAAGATGAAAAAATACAAGAGGCTTCTCGGTATGGCACTAGCAAAGCCCTTCATCGAGTCAGCTCGACAGATGGGCTTTGATGTTTATAGCGGATTCAACATCCCGGACGCGGATAAGCCGGATACCTGGTCAATGAATAATTTCAAGCAGGCCAACGAGATTGTGATGCAGGATATCATAATCGACAAGATTGATAATGGCAAGCTAAAGTCTATCTTATATCAAAACTTCATCGATCTAACGATTGCTGCCGAAATGTTTGGAAAGGTGGAAAGAGATCAAAACGGTGTAGATGTTTACCGTTTTATTCCCGCCAACCTGTCCCTTTACGAAGAAGAAGTTTTTGATCCGCTCCTTAAAAGAAGCCCTTACCTGGGCGAGGTTCGCAAGATGTACCCTCACGAGATCCTGTCTAATCCCGAATTCAAGTTGGATGGCGAACAGAAAGAGATTGTGAAAAGCTGGTCTGATTATTATAACGACAATGAGACCGATGAGGGAAGTTCTGAAACCAGGGGCACGCATCCATCAATTCCTGTTTACACTATTCAATGGAAGGGATCCGAAGTGGTTAGAGTTAAAACAGCTCCGGCCGATGGATCTGATGTGCCGTATAAGCATATCCTGTCTGACGATTATTATAAGAGAAATCGGAAAAAAATTGAAAGAGATGTCAAAGCCGGTAAGTACGAGATCGAAGAATATTATCAAGAAATTGTCTGGACCGCTACGAAAATTGGTACTGAAGTATATACGCAAGCGCGCAAAGAAGATAATCTGATCCAGAGGCTTCGGGAGAATGGCAAGCTTTCAGCAGATTTTGATTATTGCGGATTACTGTTTTCTACCGTAGACGGGATGAGGGTCTCATTGCAGGAGATCATATACGAGCTTGAGCGGATCTATGATGATATCCGTTTCCAGATAAACAAAGAGCTTCGGAAGATCCGTGGAGCAGCACTTCTGTATGACAAAGCCTATTTACCTAAAGAATATAAAACTCTCCAGGACATCATTCACGATATATCTGAGGATGGTATCGTGACCTATGATTCAAGCGCAGAAGGTAACCGGTCAGGCATGGAAGCCGAAAGCAATAAGACCGGTATCAACTCAGTGGATCTTGGGGAAAATCAATCTCTTGTCGTTCTTCTCAATCAGGCACTCGACATCGAGAGGGTCATGGATCGGATTACTGGCATGAACGAGAACCGCCAGGGACTCTCAAAGGCCAGTTCAACTGCCACAGCCAATGTGAATAACATTGAAGCATCTCGATCCATGACCTATGATATTTTCTACTTTATGAATCTCTTTGTTGAAGAGATGCTTTGTAAGCTGGTAGAGAAAACTAAACTGAACAAGACAATGTTTGGCTTGGATCAAAGGCATTTCTTATTTGACCAGGACGAGATTGCCTATATGATGGCAACAAAGAACATTGACAAAGATAATTATGCTGTTTCGGTCACTGATGGCAAGCGTGAGCGTGATGTGATCCAGAAACTTGAAATGATGCTTCCACAGGAAATTAACGCTGGACTGATTACATCCAAAGATGTGGCTAAGTTTATGATGGAATCCAATTTCACCAGAGCTATCAAAGTTCTTGACCAGGCTCGTGAGAGGATGGAAGAGTATCAGCAAAAGCAGATTCAAGCTAACCAGCAGGCCAAGAAAGAAGAGAATCAGGTTAACCTTAAAATCGCTACTGAAGATCGTGAGGATGGCCAGCAGCATGATAAGGAGATGGAGGTTATCCGTACTGAAGGCAAAAAAGAAGTTGAGCTTTTAAAGGGTGGACTTAAGGGCCAGCAAGAAACACAAAAACAAGCTGCCGACTTAGCAACGGCTGATAAAGGCAGCGAGAGTATATAGTTTTTTTATAACTTAAATTTTTGATCATGGCTAAAAAACCAGGCGAAGCATTTGCCATGTCCGACGAGGACACGTTCATTGACGAATCAGGGGAAGGAGGCACCGATGGCTCTAGTACGGATGGTAACGAAGGATCAGAAGGGTCGGGAGACGGTTCTGGTGACGAGTCAGGAGATGGCTCAGGAAATCAATCGGATGGCGATAACAAAGGCGCTGATGGGGGAGAAGGTGGAAACGACGGAGCCGACTCAGACGGTGACGGATCTGGATCAGGTGACGATAACGGGGATGACGGTAACGCGGATGGAGCCGGATCGAGTGAGGAAGGCGAAGAGGGAGCTGGCCAGGGAGAAGAAGGAGCAGGAGAAGAAGGAGCTGGAGAAGGAGAAGGCGATGGCCAAGGCTCTGAAGGATCTGGCGAGGGCGGCGAAGGCCAAGGTGAAGGAGGCGAGGATAAAAGCGGAGAAGAAGAGGATTTCTTCTCAGACCTCAGCACAGAGAAGGATGAAAGTGGAGAAGGCGGCGAATCAAAAGCTGTCAGCTTCAAAAAACTTGGTTCAGCCTTCGATATTGAACTTGAAGAAGACTCAGAGGAAGAGTTTTCAAAGAAGATAAATGAAAAAATAGATGCTGCAAAACAGGAAGTGGATCTATCCGAATTTGATCCGGAAGCGAAACGGCTTGTAAAGCATCTCAATGAAAATGGAGGTAAAATTGGTGATTTCTTCACTAATCCGAAGATCACAAGCCTTCAAGGCGTTCTTAATCTTACCGCAGAAGAGAAGTTCAAGACAGTTCGGCGCACAGAGCTGAACAGAGAAGGCGGAACACCAGATGAAATCGAGAAAGAAATCGACGAACAGCTGGGAAATATGCCGGCTCAACAGATTGTTCTTATCGCGAATAAGATTGACGATGATGTGAATAAAATGATTGCTGCCGAAATTGAAGAAATCGTAGGCGAATCAGAGAAAGCTGTAGAGCAGAATCAACAAAAAGAAACTGAGAAAGCTTCAAAAAGAAAGGAAAGCCTGAAGAACTTTGTTCATAAACAGGATAACTTCTTAGGATTGAAGCTTTCGGAAAAAGCCAAGACAACGATTGCCAAGGACATTGAGACGGGCAAGTTTGACGAGGTTGTTGATCTTTCAGATGATGAAGTTCGGTTTGCAGCTTACATGATTAAGCGTCAAGGAAGCAAGATTGGTGAGAGGTTTATGAAGGAGTTGGCCGAAAAAAGCCGTGAAGGTTATAATAAAGGCATCGAGAAGACTACCGGGAAACTTCACAAGACCAATACCGGAGGGCAAGGTACCAGTACCGGCCATCAGGAAGCTTCTGAGGGCAAAAAGAATTTCGATGGTTGGGGCAGCATGGATTTATAATGCGGGATGTATTTGGATGTTCTTAGTAATTAACGAACTAAAAACATTCAAAAATGAAAATAAAGATCACACAGGGATCCGTTAGCGCGGGAGATGCTAATGAATATCACTTGGTTTCAAACCACTTGATTGATCCATCCAAGAATATTGACAAGGTTATCATGTACGCGGAACAACGCCACTTGATGACCTTACTGACTTCAGGAGCACGCTCTGGCAGATACACCGCCCCTGGAATCCTTCCAACGAAAGGTGAGACTGTCAAAACCAAAATCAAAGAGATTCCCCAAGGGGAAATGGTTTCCAGCAACGCATGGTCCTACAAGATCATGGGTCGGATCCAAAAAGCCTCTGAGGTTGTTGGTACGGCCGCTGTTGGGACTCCCACAGCCGCGACATCAACGAAGGGTGGAACTTTTAAGATCTACCTGAAGGACGATTACATGACCATTGGTATGAACTGTGTGTTCAACAATGGGGAGCATGCTCGTGTGATGTCCAGGCCGACAGGTGGTGTTGGGAAATACCTGTATACCTTCGAATGCTTCCCAGGAAAAACCTTCTCATGGGCAACATGGGTTGGAACCCAGGCCGGTCGCAAGACTGTCTTTGGTGGTTATAGCTCTTTCGGAGAGCGTTCCCGCCGGGGTTATGGGAACTTCCACTATCCGGACCGTTATATTCAGCACACTACCAAGCAGAGGAAAAGTATCTCCCTGTCCGGTGATGTGAATGCCAATGAGGTTTATTGGTATGAAGTGAACAACGGGAAAGGATTCGTTTATGAGTCCGAAGCACAGATGAGGGCTCAGTTTCTCCTGGAAGATGAATACCGCCTCTGGTGGGGAGAGTCAACCATGAGAGACCAGTATGGCAACCTGCTTTCCAGGGCTTCCATGCAGGACGAGTACGGGAATGATATCGTAGCTGGTGACGGCTGGGTACAGCAAGTCAAAGGTGCTAATGATCTGGATGCGTCTGGAACAACCGGTGCTGCTACTTACGATGACTTCTCCGACATGGTGAAAACCCTGAAGAAGAAGAAGAACAGGATTTCCGGTAACCAGTGGGTTGTTGTTACTGGTGCTGACGGAATGGCAAATGCACACGATGTAGCTGCCGCTCGTTACGCTGCAGGGAATCCGCTTGTTCAGATTCAGGCTCAGAATGACAAGAATGGTGGAGCGGAGCCCATCGTTGGATTCAATTTCAAAACTCTGAATATCGCTGGTGAGCAGATTATCTTCGTTGAAAATCCCATGATGGACGACGACGAGAAGTTTCCTGCCAGGCTTTCCAATGGAGATCTGAAGATGTCCAGCACTTACTATTTCATGGATATGGATGCCGACACTTCCGGAAGGAAGAATGTTGAGATCCGTGTTCGTGGACGTGCGGGTGTGAACAGGAATATGGTTTACCTCTGGGAGAACGGAATGACGGGCGAAGGAACCCCAACCAATCCGATTGATGCCAAGGCATTCCATATGCTGAAGGAAAACCTTCTTGCTACTTACAGCACGAAGACCTGTGGAATTTTAGCTCCACCGGCAACAGCATAAACCGCCCCGGGGGGAGCGCATCCCCCCATTTTTTATTTTTTGTTTTACTTAAATTTTACTGATTATGAAAAAAGTTCTTGTAACAGAGGCTGAACGTAGGAAAATTGCGGATGAGGCAGTCGTCCTAATGGGTTCAAAGGTTACGCAGAAAGTAATGGATATTGACAAGGTGGTTCAATGGATACGAACCGATAGGAAGAATAAAAACCTTTCCCCTTATGTTGAGATCCATCCGATCAGCGAGGACCAGTTTAAGAATCCGCATAAACAGGCTACCTTCCAAAAGGATCCACTGACAGGAGTTCTTTATGGTATTGCTATTAATTCAGATGATTTCGGAAACATCAAATGGCAAAAGATCCAGGTAAACGATATGTTATCATTGAACTTGGATAATGACAACGATGCGAAGATTTGGGCGGTGATGCGTTTCAATCCGGATATTGAGGGAAGTCCCTTTCAGAGGGAGAATCCTTATTTCAAGATATACGATCCGGTAGATGAGGCGGTAGCTGAACAAAACGAAATTGACCAGATGCAGAAAGCCTTTGAAAGGGTTTCTCAGATTGTCAAGGATCCTAAGCGCATGGTTCAATTTGCCAGATACTTGGGTGAAGAGCTGCATGACAATACAAATTATGAGATTGTCAAAGGAGCTTTACTTAAGAAGGCCCGACACAATTCCGCTCTCTTTAATAAGAGGTGGGAATCCCGGGCGCGAAGTTTCGCTGAACACTTTTTCTCTGCTTTGGCACTTGGTATAATTATCGAGGATGCAAATCAGGGATATCAGTATGAAAGCATTTCACTGGGAGTTTCGAAACAGGATGCAATTAAATTCCTGGCAAAAGACAAATCAGTACTTGCTTCCATAAGTTCGGCTCTGGATGAAAAAGACAATGCTGTTAAGGGCGTTACCTCAACGATTAATGAAAAGGAAAAAGTTAAAGTAACAACCGGCGATAACGAATTTGAATAATGAACATAGTCCAGTTACATGAGAGAGTAAGGTTCTGGATAGACTCTGTAGCCTCGACCAGGTTTGAATCGGAAGATATCGATCAAGCGATCAATAATTCCATGAGAGAAATTGTGGATGAAAAATACGATCATTCCAGATTAAACCACCGGGGCGATTCATTCCAGAGAACCCAACGTGTACGTGATGAATTATCAGATATAACTAAAGATTTAGACACAGATGGTACGCTAAGTCTTCAGGTATTAACTGATTATGCTAGAGTATATAATTTCCCAGATGATTACCGATATCTTTTAAGTATCGCTGTTTATGTGGGAACATCAATGTATAATTGTTGGCCGCTCACTCATGACAGGAAAAATGTCATTGATCCAAATCCTTTCCGTAGAGTACGCCAGGGAATGTTCCCTAAGTGCTACTATATAGAAAGCGAGGGGGAGATTCATATCTATCATCCGTTTGCGGTTGCTAGCCCCCCTACAAAAGTTGCTATATCATACCTTGCCGAAACATCAGATGTGTTCTATGGTTACGAGAAAGGCCCTTCAGATACTATTGGAGATCCGGTAGACTGTATTGTCTCTCTTTCACCAACTGAGTATAATTCTGTCTCATATATTGTGGGTGCCGAATTTACAACAACTGGTGCAGCCGCTAGCATTACTTATGGACTTGTAGTTATTGATTCGGTAAATCCGGAAATCAATGGCTACCTACATGAGGAAATTGCCAAGCGTGCAGCGGCGAATTGTCTTCTTACAGCGGGAAATTTTGAGAAGTACAAAGCTTTTAAGGCCGAAGTGTTGGCCCATTAATAATTATTGTTGTACCACGGGTTATACCCCAGAAAAACAAATGAAAAATGAAAAAGAGAACCTTTGCAGCGATCATCCCAACCTTAGAGGCGGCTGGCGCTAATGTAGTAGATGACACCACGGGCCTGTATTGGTCAGTGATGAAAGCCAGTGCGGATGCCGATGCACTGATGACCTTCCCTTATGGTAAGGTAACAAGTTATGATTATTTGGCTTCGGCAGCCGAAGTTCGCCAGGCGGTGTTCTTTGGAGCCCTTGCAGCGGTGGAGACCATTGTTGCATCCACCAGGTATGCAATCCAGATCGGCAACCCCGAGCAGGATTATGAGTCTCACCGTCAACATCCCATTGTTCATGCTTACACATCTGCGGCTACGCTGTCTGGAACAGCGGCTACCGACAGGGCAACTGTGTATAACGCTTTGATCGCCAAGATCAATGCTTATGCCGGGAACAATGTGTCTGCTACGGCCGTTTCCTTAGTCGCTTATACACTGGGAACCTCAACCGGTGATGCTGCGACAACATTCATCATTGGGGAAACAGTCACCCAGGAAACTTCTGCGATTACCGCTAAAGTAGCCAATGTCACCATTTCCAGCGGAACAATGGCTGCTGATGATGCCGCAGGTAACCTTTGGTTGTATGACATCTCTGATGTTTCTTCCTGGGATGCCGGAACGAAGACATGGACTGCCGCAGGAACAGTTGCTGGCGTATCAACCAATATCGTTGTTACCGGTACTGCTGCCAGTCAGGTCCATTCAACCGGGTTGGCTATTGTTGACGATGCTGGATATTTCACCAGTAAGATTGGCAGAGGTGGAGCTAACTATGTTGGCATCCGTTCCGGATTCACCACTGATACCACTGTTGTTGGTATTGCCGCTGTTTATGCTCAGGGTATCGGAACCACCATGCTGGCTCAGAAGCCCGTCTTTGATCACTCCAAGCAGGATCTTGTATCCGGCGACCTGGAGTATGATTTCCAAGATGGCGATGTAGCTGTAGCCGGTGCCACTTATCGTAGGTACGTCATTGTTTACAGTGATGGAGATGAGGATGCGATGGGTGGAACTCAGGAATCAGCTCTGAGTGAGAAGATCCTGTATGTATCCGAAGGGAACAGCACAAATCTGACAAACTTCCATAACGCGTTGGCTGCTGCCGCCGTTAAGTAAGCATTATAGGTGAGTGAGTAGGGAAGGAAACTTCTCTACTTGCCACCTTTTGTTTTTACTTATAAAAACCAAAACGATGAGCTTTAGCCTAACACGTAAAAAGACTGATTGGGGAAATCGTGAGAACTGTCCTGTATTTTACGATCCAGTAAATGAAGAATACAAGGTCGAGATCCAGGGTTCTGTCCAGTTGGTCAATTTAGATGGAGACTTAGTAGATCCAGCAAGCGGTGGAGCAAGTGCCGGAGGCGGTGGCAATAATACCTGGTCTAACGCTCAGGGTGATTTTACTGCCGCCACAACCGATTCAACAAAAACCATTACTCTTACCGGGTTGCCGTTCACTTTAGAATGGGAACATATTGCTCTTGGATCTATATGGAAGAAAAGTTCTGCCGGCGTTCTTATCGAACTTGATAAGAACCCATTCTCTGTATCTGGTGATGTGATCACTCTTCCGGATGAAGATGATTTTGTCGCTGGTGATGAAGTCCTGGTATCTCTATTTGGCCCTGACAAAGCCTATGACCCGGGCCTTGATGCAAACCGTGTTTATGTACTAAACCCGGATCATAAAAACTTCCTTGCTGTAGAGCATCTTATCAATGAATCAAATCTTGGTATTGGTGCTATATATAGTGGTGGAGGAACCCAGGATACGGTAATGACCGACAGCGGCGAGACATATACTGCTGAAACGGTAGCCGAAGGGTATGAGATTTATAATGTTGACCAGGCTACAAATGCCACAATTACCGCTGACTCTCTTAGTGGACACGAGGGAGATGGTGGGGCCGGTACCCCAACCGCGGATGATATCACTCATGCTGCCCTTGGTGCTGACTGGGTAGATGATGATGTGGCCAGTATTCCTGAATGCAAGCGTTTTGAAATTCCAGCCGAAGGATATAACATTATGTCCATAGATGTTCTCATGGACTCCCAGGATGCTTACAACTCCTGTTACTGTAAGATCTACGCTACCAACGATGCGAATGCAGATGTTGAGGATGATATCTACTGGAAAGATATCTCTGCTGCTATCTTTAGCGCAGCTCAGCTTGCTGCTGATGGTATCGGTGGTGCGGGAAGAGCTGTAACGCAAGGAATCTATTTCATAGACAGCCCACACGCTGTTCTGAAATATATGATAAAAGTTGTAGCAGAGTGTAGCAATGGGACACCTAACAACGAATTTGACATACGAATCAAAAAAGCATCATAATCATGGCATTTACATATTACGATGAGTTACCGATTGAAGAACCACAGACAATACCAGAACTGGTTGCCAGTCTAGACTCACAGGAAAAAGGTGCGATTCTAAACGGATTCTCCCGGAGGTTTAAATCCGAGGTGGTTGCTGCCAGGATCAAGGTAAATCCGGTTGTTGTGCGTAGGCTATACGAGCAGATGGACCTGATGGAAGAACGTTCACGGGCTCTGATGAGAGGTGAGGTTGTTGTTACTCCCGCAGAGTTGGATCCTGAGACCGGTGAGGTTATTACGCCTGCAGTATACAATACACCGCCATCAACTGCTGGAGCATTGCTTACAGCGGTCCAGGATGATTTCTCTGAATATTTTGAACCGGCTGCAGTTACAGCGGTGTTAACCAAGATGGTTGAGTATTCAAAGTTTGATGGTTCCGGTACCTGGTCTTATTATGCCGCTGAGGTAGTAAAGTAGAAGTTTATGGGAACGCACAAAACATCTAATCCTACGCCCAGAGAGGTAGGGTCTGCCGGTGGAGTTGGAACCTTTGATGATATGCAAGGGTATTTAAGCGCGGCACGTCTGCCGGCTTCCAACGCCCCCGCCTGGACATCAATTACCAGAGATGGGATTACCTTCGATGCCCTGGCTTTCGATACCGGAGATAAGATCCCTTTATTTGTACAGACCAGTCATGGTGTTCAATTAAATCAACTGATTGAAAACCATATCCATTGGGATATCACAGATAATGATGCCGGTGACGAATTCCAGTTTCAGATTACCGGAGTGGGAGCAGGGATCGG